GTGAGGAATTCTTTCTTGCCGTGGAAAAATTATTGACCCAACCTGCTGTTTTGTTTGGTACCACTATTTGGCTATTACGCCAAGGAGTGCTAACGGGACATCCTTTGACCTATCTATTGAATTGTTTTATCAATTCATTGCGCGAAAGAATATGTTTTTACTCCTTGTTTCCTGATAAGAGATTTTCTGATCACGTAAAGGCGATTTATGGAGGCGATGACGCGCATACAACTACGAATCTCCCTGAATACAATCAACTATCTACATTGGAGATTATGTTAGAGATGGGTTTGAGGCCTACTGATTCAAACAAACAGTTGGTCACGACACCTTTCATGCCCCTTAGCGAAGTTACGTTTTTGAAGCGTGATCGCGCTGGGAGACTGGCTAAAGATTCCATTCACAAAATGTTGTCTTGGACTACGAGCACTAAACAATTGCACGCAGAAGGTGCGTTAGTGAGTGCTCTTTTTGAGCTGCACATGTACGGAAAAGAGGAGTTCGATGCTTTTATAGCTTCTCTTTATGCTTCGGCGGATAAGATTTCAGAAATAGATCCTGCCAATGGCATAGACATCCGTAGTTTGTTGAAGGCTCATGAGAAGTTTTTAGACTTCGAATCTGAGACATATCGTTTTACTTCCACTCTTTCGGAGCGGAAAATGGAATGCCGGTTTAACCAACGCTTCCTGGAGTTCATCCAGGACGCTTAGGTGCATGATAGACGGGGTGCTTGCTTTCCCCGAAAAAGCATAGGTAATTGCCTTTCCTTCTTGTGTAAATTAGGCTAATATTTTAACACTTTTTACAATATTTTATAATATTTTATAATATTTTATAATATTTTCTTTCTGGTACTTGCTCAACCATTAATGAGCATGGGTATTGTTCCGCCCCCAAGAGGTAATAATGGACTAATTATAGGTTAGCAACGGGAAAATTTCCTTAATAATGAATTCCCACTCGATGTATGGTTACCATGCTTTTTCAGTTCCTTTAGCTGGAGGAGTAGAGGCTTCATCGTTTATTGCCGGTTTTTACTGGCTTTTAAAGTTGGGCGCGGTTTATTCACAAGCGTCCGTAAAAACTTTTGGATAGCACAAATACAAATAGATACATTAGAAAACAATATTTTATCAACACATGAGGAGGATAAAACCTCTTCTGATCGCACATTTGATTTGCCGGTTGATATGGTGGCGAGTGCAGTGTCGAG